TTAAAACTTTATATTAATTAAATACTATTAAGGAGGAATATAATGAAAGCTAAGGTTATACTAAATATTGATATACTAGGAAATGGTAAGTATATTAAAGGTAACGATAAAGAGATATTCTTAGATAATATTAAGGAAGGAATATCTCGTATATATAAAGGTAAGAAATTCAAAGTATCTACTGATAGAGGTATATACGCTGGAGCACCTATTGAAGATGATATAGTTATAAGAGTAAGAACTGAGAATGAACTTATATCATTTAAGAACCCTGATTTAAACTTACTTAAGTTATCTACAGGGTGGAAAGCTGATAGAACTATTATACAAAGATACAGAGCTTCTCATAAGCTAAGAAATAAAGGATATGAGCTATTTGACATTAATATATTAATAGCTGACTTATCTGATAAGGATACAGAAAAGTCTGTAGTTGATAGTGTATTAACTCTTGATAGCTTAGCTACACATCCTGATGTCAATAATGCACGTGTATTTATATTTGCTTTTGATGAGCTTATGTATAAGGTAAGAATACACAAAGGTGCACCTGACCATAATATAGAATCAGCTATTGAGGAGACTTGTATCAAAAGAATAAATGAGATATGCCATTATGTCCAATTACTTCTTGATACTTATGAAGCTCACACATCAGTAGATGACTTTAATAAAGAAATAAATGAGAAGTTTGAAGAGACAGTAAAGCTTGATAGTTCAGATGGGCTATCTTTAATGTGTATATAAATTCGGTAACATTAGTAGTAATAAAGCACATAATTCTTTAGAATTTTTGTGTCCTACCTGTTAATCGACCATTTTTATATCAGTCGATTTTGTAAGTGTCTTACTATGTAGTAAAATCAATTTTATTTTTTGCATGTTGGTGGCGTTTGCCACCAACTCCTTTTCCTTAATTCTAGTAACATAATATGTAGAAGGATTGTGTAGACAATTCTTATTCAATTTCACAATGTAAGTGTCTTATTTACTAATTGCGTTGATATTCTATTGAATATCGATTCATTACGGAACCAAGTGCTGGGGGAAACCCCAGCACGTCTCTTGCTTTATTTTTAAAATTCACTAACATAGCTAGTAGGTATAATCAAATAATATCATACGTGCGTGTCGCAGTAATTAAATAGATTTTGAATACATAAATACTACAGAATGGAACCCCTCAAATGTTGCCATTCTGTATACTCCTTTCAATACGTAATTAGAGGTATTGAATAATTAATATTTTATTAGAAATCGTTTGTGCGTGTTCGCGTTGTCACTTTAAAATGGATTAATAAGAAGATAGGTGTGGCGTTATGCCACACCATATCACATCTTCTATAAATAGTATACCGGATTTGAAACAGAATTCTTTCTTTTATTTCTATCCTTTTCGATTTTATCTCTTTGCTCTTCCATCATCTTATCTCTCATCTTTACGAATTCAGAGTTATGCTTTAGAAGTATTTCTATCTCAGACATTGGCATATCTGCGATTTCTTGATAAGAGTATTTACCTTCAAGGATAATCACAATATTATGAAGAAATCCTACATGTTTGTCTCCATCTTGTTGAATAAAGAAAGAATCAACAGCTCTAAACCCTCAACCCTCGTGTTATTTAAAGCCTTACAAGTTTGAGAAGCACAAGTCCAGTTTCCTGTAGTTATATTTATTCTTTCTTTTACAAACTCATCTTCTATAGTCTTTTCAATTACTTTAGAAGTAGTTTCCTCTAAAGACAGCATAGCTTCTACCATTACATCTACCCCGTCAACATTAGCGTCATATGATTCTTCTAAGAACTCTTCACTGTCCCAATTTTTATCGTTTCCTTCAAATGTATATGTATCTATCTTATTAATATAAGAAAGTAGTATACAAGCAGATATAGTTTTAACAACATCTGGATTTTGTAAATTGTATACGAAATCAAACTTAGTATCAATAGATTGATATTTTAAAGCTTCAGGTATAAGTTGTGCAAATGTTTCACACACATAAGATTTAATAGCTTCTCCTAATGCTATATTAGATAGTAGTGATGGGTTATTTAAAGTTATAACTACTCTTGCATCTTTATCCTTAACTTCTATTATCTTATTAGCTAAAGATTTTGCAATACAAGTTTCAAAGTCATCAGACTCTTTGTATGATAGTTTAAGAGTATCATCTATCTCTTGCATAGCCTTTATGAATTGCTTTTTGATATCAAGCTTAATAGTTCCTTTAGTTCCACAAGTTGCACATTCAACTCCGTATGGTACTTCTTGTATAGCATTAGCTGCTGCTCCTGCAAGATAGATGTATGATAAGTCATCATAAGATATATAGTTCATTAAAGCATCTGTAGTTATATCTTCCCCGTCAGCACATAATGGCGTACTTCTTTCAAGTATAGCCTCTACAACTCTTTTCTTAATCATAATATCTTGACTCATTTGAGTAAGTCTTACAATCTCAGTTATTATTGCTGGTTGATGTATTTCAAATACATTAAGCTTTAGATTTGAGTTAGGTAAATATACTTCAACAGAGTTTCCTCTTTTTTGTCTTGACAGCAATTTCTTAACTTTATTTTCCTTTGCTCTTTTATAAGAGTTTAAAGGCTTTTCTGAGTATTTAACATAAATATTCTTATCTCCTATAACTTCAGCAAGAGAAGGTTCTCTTGTAAACTCTTCGTCTTTATCAATTACTTTAGGAGCTACTTGTGGTTGTGGTTGACTTGGAGTTTCAATTACTTCAGATTTAACTGCAGTATCTACAACTACTGTATCATCTATTTTATTATCAACTAATTTATCCATAGCATTTTCAGCAATAGTTCCATCTTCTTGGACAGTATGTCTCATATCTCCAACTGTACCTTCAGCTTCATCAGCTTTAACAGCTCTTGCAATATCAAGAAGCTTTATATAAGGTATTTCATCTATTTCTTCATCTGTATACCCATGTCTTCTTAATACTTCTACAGCTTCATTTCTATCTTTCTCTGTATAAGCCATATAATCTTCAAGTCCTGTATCTAAAGCACTATTTATCTTATTTATTTCATCTTGGTCAAGATTTGGTATTATACCTCTTTCTGAACCTTGTTCTTGTGCAGTTCTTTGCATATTTAAAGTAAGTGCTCTTGCTTCAGAAATATCAATTACTTCAATATGTCTTTTATTAGGTACAGGTTGTGTATCTACATTTACTTCTGTTGGTTGCACAGGTTGTGCAGGTGTATACTCCTCATTTACTGGTGTAGACGCAAGTTCTGTTAAACTAGGTCCTTTTGGTACATCAGGTATTTCATTTTGTCCTAATGTTTTAGAAAATTCCGCTAAGCTCATTTTGTTTTCCATTTATAATTCCTCCTTGTCTATTTAAAAAAGTTTTTACCATCAACTATATTTACACTGACTTGTGTATCATATCCATCATCAAATAACTGTACCTTTTCTCCAGTTATAAGAGTTATCTCAATAACTGATATAGATTGGTCTCCGGTTATCTCATCACTTATTGGATATAAAGATACATCAGACACAACTGGATAATCACAATATGATGATATTTGTTCTTGTAAATCCATTTGCTGTCTTGCAAGTTCTTTTGAGTTCATAATGAAGTGTCTTCTTGAATGTAAGTTATAACCCATTTTAGGCATTTCCGGTATAGTACCCGGAACCATAAGTATCAGATTTATTAAAAAGTTTACTACACTTCTTATATCTTCATATCTTTCATTTGTATTAAATTCAGATAGTCTCATAGGGGTTTCTATAACAGACTTAAGATTTAAAACATCGGTCTTTACAACTTTCATATTACACCTCCTATCTTTAAAACATCCCTTTATCGTGGTGTTTTGGAACATTTTTGTAAGAAATAAAGGTTTACCGAAAGGAGAAGAACTATGACTGAGAAACAAAAAGCGTTTCACGAAAGAAATAAATATAGGAAGAATATAGGTAATTGTGTTATCTGTAAGAAGCCTACTACTTGGAACGAAGAGAAAGGAAGATATGATAGATTTTGCTCAGATGCTTGTGTTAAGAAATATGTAGAGATAAGAAATAAAAGAGTTCTTGATAAGTATGGTACTACAAATCTTGCAAGTATTCCTGAGTTTCAAAAAGATAAACTTATGGCAAATAGAGGTATAGCTAAGACTTATACATTTAAAGATGGGGGTAGAAAGATAGTTCTATCTAACATAGAATATCAAATACTTGAGTATTTAGATGATGCTGGATATACTTCAGAGGATATAGAAGCACCAGCAAGTGTTGTAATACCTTATAGATTTGAAGGAAAAAATCTAAACCACATTCCTGATATATTCGTAAGACCATTAAATCTTATTATATCAGGGAAAGATGGACTTGATAATCCTAATATGAGTCCACACTTCTTAAAGGATAGAAAGAAGAATATTGCTATCTTTAAAGAGATACTTGATAACTATAATTTTAACTATGTGCAAGTAGAAGGAGAAAGAGAAGTTAAAGCACTTGAATCTACAATGATAACTATACAAAAGCTTATGAAGAAAAATGGTAGGGTGGTTATACCACCAAGAATTGATTTCGCTTTATACAGTGAAGGTTTCTTTAGTGGTCCAAAAGTAGACCCTAAACTAAAGGACGTAAACTTTCCTTGCTTTGTACTAGAAAATAATAACGGAGCTTATTCTGCGTTTATAGCAAGAGATTATGACGGTATTGTGTACTATGTTACAGATAATGGTATTATGATTGGTATGAATGCAATAGATAGTAAAAATTACGACTCTTTAGAAATATACTATGCTACTGGAGCTAAGTTAAACTATGATTTATTTGCTAAAAGAAATAAAGATGAATCTATGCTATATATAATAGCTAAAGCTATTCTTGGAGAAGATTATTTAGATTCACATGTTATAAATGATTGGATAAAAGCTTTCGATAGAAAGTGTGTACATGAAAAATATAAGGACGCACATGAAAGAATTAAATTAGAAGAGAAGGAATTAGATGACATACTTAAGTATAAGACTATAGATGAGGTGAAGACTAAATGAGTGAAATATTAAAGATGATAGCTGAGTCTGAGCTTTTTAATCCTATTAAGAAAACTACACTATATTCAGAAGCTGCAACTGAAAAAGGTATGGTTCCTATATATGTAATACTTACATCAGGAGATAGCTTAATGTCTAAGATAATAATGGGATTTACAAACTCAAAATACTCACATGCTACTATAGCTATGAACTATTATGAAACTGTATCTATGGGTACTACATCTAAGAACTATGGAGTTGCAGTTGAGTCTATATTTGAATTTCCTGATAGATGGAGAAATAAAGAGATGAAAATAACTCGTAGGTATATTCCTATAGATATCTATGAGAAGATGGTATATAATATTGAGCAATTCAAAATGAATTATAAAAGAATAGATTATTCATTTGGGAAATTATCAAGATTTGTAAAATGGTTACCACATAAAAGAATAACAAGTTACAAAAATCAAACTTCTTTTATATGTTCCGAATTCGTTGCTCTTATACTATCTAATATAACTGACTTTAATAATAAGCTTAAGAGAAATGTAGGGAGAGGTAGTAGATTTATTATATCTCCTAAGGAAGTAGAACTTAAGATAATGGATACATTTGAGACTATTTATGAAGGTTCTGTATTTAGTGTACCTATGGAATTATTATATGAATCTGATAAGCAATATATTAAGGTTAAGAAAACTATTGTTGAGAGATGTAAGCAAAGACTTAAAGAAGATATGGAAAAATTGAAAGTTGGAAAACAATATGCTGAAAATGAACTTCCATCTATATGGAATTCACCGGCAGTCCTTTCTGCAAAACTTAAGGCTTTGAAAGAAGCTGAAAGAGTGTTCTTAGAGGATACTTGCAACATTAGTATTTTTTAATATATATTATATCAGTGTAGCAACGAACTACAAATAATAAAAAATCAAATTTAAGGAGGAACAATTATGAACAAATTCATCGTAAAGAAACCACAAGGAAGAGTGGTAATTGGTAGTATTAGTGAAAAGGTAAATGATATCATTGAGAATGCAAAAAGTTCTCAACTAGACATCGGTCTTACACCAAAGGTTGATGTGAACGGAAAAGTCTACGACTTTGAATCTTCAAGAGGATTCATTCGTAGAGAAACTAGAAAGTACAGATTGTTTGATAGAGTGCTTGAGTTAGAAGGTACTGTATATGGTATCGACAAGAATGAGAATACTGGTAAATACAGTGCAACATTTTTCCAACCTGACTTTGCGTCACCAGATGAAATCACTGGACAAAAGGTATCTGTTGATGAAGTTCTTAAGAGAACTTTTGAAACTATGAGAGACTTGCACCAACTTATGTTAGACTTAAAGTATTGGGAAATCCCAGCAAGATGCTTGTCTGATGTAGCTAACAACGGAACTGGTGCTGTTGAATACAAAGGTTTCGTAGGACTTGACTACGCATTTGGATTACTTACAAATGAAGATGTTAAGTTTACAAGATTAATGTCAATGCAGTACGAAGCAGGAGAAAGAGATATTGCAAAAGACTTGATAAACATGTTGACTGGAGAAAACTTAGATGCTGCAACTGTAGTACCTACAACAACAGCTGCTTCTGCATTCGTTAGTGGGAACGATATAACAAGCGTATTCACTGACATCAGAAAACCACAATCGTTCGGAACTAAGCTAACTGCACACGGTACAGTGCAAACACCTAAGTTCGCATCTGTATTCGGTGGAGGTTCAGCAAGAACTGAAGCTGGAGATGACGCTATAAAAGGTGGGGCTTTCAAAGGCTTAAAGAAAAAATAAAATAATTTGGCTGGGGTTTCCCAGCCTTTATTTTTCGTTTTCAAGCACTTTATCAACAAATTTCTAGGAAAGGAGCTGACTTATAATGAAATTTAATGATAAAGATATAGATAAAAAAGCAGAAGATATAAACCTTAAAGTATATGACCCTCGTGAAGCTACGAGAGAAATATCAGAATATTTCGGTGGGACAGGTATCACTAAACATCACCCACAAGTCTTAAAATTGATTAGTGATTATATGACAAGAAACGCAGATGCCTTGTCAACTCCACTTCTTGAAGTTGTAGTGTTTGGAAACGGAGAAAGAAGAAAGTTTTTACAAGCCTATAATATAGATGAGGGAGAGTTTAGAGCATTTGCAAGAACTCACAGAATTTTAAAGCTGGGTTGGGATACACCCAACGACCCGTTATCACTTGCTCTTTTACTATCGTTTCTACATACAGGTAAAAGAGAGTTCTTAGAGTTCTTAGGTGTTAAGTTCTTAACTGGACTTATGTATAAATACTATACGAAAAACGGTAGTTTGAATCCGGGTATAATGAGATTCATTTTGTATGGTGTTAAAGATGGAAAACCTGTAATGTCTCAAAAGTATTTACTTAAGTCTGAAGGTAGCTCTGTAGGAATGGTAAAGGCTGTTATGAGAACCGTTGCAGAAGATTTCATTCAAACTAAATTCAAGAAAGATGAGCTTTTAATAGATGATGTAATAGTATATATTCTTATGTCTATAAGAACTCGTATGAATCTTAATATGCGTGGAGTAAGAGATTTATATGACCAATACAAGAATGAGAGAATGTATGACCAAAAAGACATAAGAGATGAAGATACTAATATTACAGTAGAGAATGAAACTGTTAAAATTGCGTCTTTAAAGGCTTCAATATCTGAAAAGATAAACCGTGGTCTTGATATGAACTTAATTAAAAGAACTAATAACTTATACTATTATGAAGAGTTTAAAGTAGTATATGCTGACCATTTAAATGATGTAATAAACTATTGTCACTATCTAGTAGACTTCTATGCTGAAAAGGCACCATCACTTTCATTTGAAGCAATGAAAAGAAACTTTGTTTCTGTGGTGAATCGTGCTAAAGGTATTGATGATACTTTCCCTGAACAAATGAAATCGGAATATCAAATAAGAGGAAGAGAATGGTCAAGAGCATTCTCAAGATTCCATATCGTTTTAATATACGATATAATAATAAGAATGGATTAGGAGGGACTTACAATGGCGAATAGCAAAATTGAAAAGTGTAAAGAAAAGCTATTACAAGGTCTTCTTATAGCAGAAGGTGGAAACGTAAAAGATGCACCAAATTATAATCATTATAAATTGTACTTTGATGCAATGGATGATAAGGAATTTATAGACTTTGTAAAAGGTGGAGTAATGAGAGTAAAGGTACTTCCACTTGAACAAACTTTCAAGCTAGAAGACATAGTTAAATCTATGAAGACTGTGCTTGGTAGAAACTTTGAAGAAAAAGTTACTCTACCATTTATGATGGATGACCCTGATATAGGAACTTTAATATCAGATAAGAAAGTGATGATATTAAGACTTCCTACAATTAAGCTTATGCAAACAGCACTGGGTGAAAATAGACACGCTGAAACTACAACTATGAGAGATAAATCAAACCAAGTTGTAAACCAATCAAAGGGTGCTGGGGTTTCAGATATGGAAGTTGCACAACTTCTTGCAGCAGGATATGATAATACTATTAAAGAATTTTATACATTTAGAGCTGATAATGATATAGCTAAGAATGAAGCTTATTCTAATATATCAAGAACTGGTAGAACTAATATACCTGAAGCTCCAGAAGAAGGTAAAGTCGCTTTAAAGTATATCACTGCATGTTATGTCGGAATGGGTATAGACCCTGAATTTATAAACTTAGAAGAGAATTATGATAAAGTGATTGGGAGGTTAGAAAATGGAAACTAATAAAAATGCAAAGAAAGCAAGAGTTTTAAAAGCTCTATCAATATTTATGCTGATAATAATGGCTATGAATTTTATTATGGCTTATATGGTAGCAAGACATTCATCTGGAAAAGAATTAGACAGATTAAGAGAAGAAGTAGAAGCTTTAAGATATGAACTTAAACTTGCAAAAGAAGAAAACGACAGCTTATCTGAAAGAATAACTTCAGTAGAAGTCGTAAGTAATACAAATAAGAAAATGATAGTTGGAACAAGTGATGATATCAAAAAGACTTGGGGAAGTGTTGTAAAACCGACTGTACCAGTTAAAACTGAAGATAAACCCGTTCCTCCTAAGAAGGATACAAAACCAGCTGTAGTACCAGCTAAGAAAGAAGTAAAACCTGTACCAGTATTACAAGATAAGAAAGATATAGACATAAAGAAATATGAAGCTGAGAAGTTTAGTGTGCCTAATAATAATACTAAGTCAAAGCATATTGAATTTGCACCTAAAGGATATAAAGATGTAGAGACTGATATAATAAGAGGAACTCTTAAAATACCTGATTCTCCACCACTTGCTTTAGGTAAGAAGAAGCTTATTGAGAAGAAGATAGTTGATAAGATAGATACACCTAAAGAAGAGGAAGAAGTTGCTATAGTTATAGAGGAAGAAGAGAGTCCTGCACAGAAGCCTAAATCAAATAAGATAGTTAAATATGATATAATAATAGCTAAAGCTAAATCTTATGGTACTGATGTATCTTATCTTGATTATGAGTTCTTGGATTATGTATTTGAAGAAGCTGATAAATATAATGTAAATCCTTATGTAATATTAGGAATAATATCGGGAGAATCTAATTTCTATGCAAGAGCTAAGAATAAGAAGTCATCAGCTACTGGACTTGCACAAATGGTTGAAGGTACAGGTAAATACATTCATACAACTGTACTTGGATACAAGACACCATATAATCATGAATCACAAAAAGACCCTAGAGTTAGTATAAAATATATGCTAGGATATTTTAAATACTTAAAGAAATATAATTCGTATGACAGTGCTTTAGGAGAATATTGTGGTTCTAAATCTTATTATTCTAAGACTTATAGAAATAAGCTAGTTAATAATATGGTAGCATTAGGACTAAGTAAAGCTGAAGCTGATGCAATATTAAGAGGACAGATAGTTTAAGGAAAATGTGGGATTACCCACATTTTCTTATTTTTTGTAAAACTCTCAATTAGTTTAATTAAAGGAGGAGAACAATATGGATTATTTAAAAGGAAGACTTGAACTTATTGAGGCAAGAAAGAACGAGGTTGTTGATGGGAATGGTAAGATTGTTGAGTATTCGTCTAGGATTATGGAGCATTGTCAAAGACATTTATCAGCATTCACAGCTGCAACTGACGATAGAACTAAAAGGCTTTTAAATGTTATTATGGGGTATACTGCGACTATATTAACTAACGCTACATCAGTCAACATAAGTCTTTTAAATTTTGAAGATAATATGAAAGAAGTATATAAATGTATAGATGAAATGGAGAGTGAAAAGAAATGATTTATAAATGTACAGATTATGACTATGTCAGTTTAAAGGGTTATACCCACGATATGGATGTAAATAATTTTAATGTCATACAAAAGGCTAGTTATTTGATAACTGATTGTCTGGAATTACAAACTGATGAAAATGAACGTGCGATAAATAGAATGATACAAAATTTACAGGAGATAATAAAGGCAATAAATGAAAATGACAAGATGAGAATTGAGATAAATAAGATACTTGGCGATTTTAAACAAGGAGTGAAATAATGGAACTTAAAGAAGCAAAAGAACTTGGTATGAGTGAAGAAGAAATACAAGCAATGGCAGAACTTGAAATGAAGATAAGTTCTGATTTGGATAATGAACTTAAGCAATATCAAAAGGTAAGAGAGAAGAGAGCAAATTTCGATATGAATAGAGTTTGCTATCCTACAGGATTTACTACCGTAGATTTCTTTCTAGGTAGAAATAATCCTAGTAGAGTTAAAGAAGGAGAAATAATAAAGAATAGGGGATTAAGAGATGGAGTGCTATTTACAATAGGTGGTACTACACATAAAGGGAAATCTGTATTTGCAATGAATGTTGCTGGTAATATAGTTCGTCCCTTTATACAAAAAGGTATGCCTTCTTGGATAGAATACTTTACTCCTGAAGAAGGACTTGAAGCTGACTGGATGCAAGTATGTTGTGGACTTGGTAATGATGCTATAAGAAATAACCTTATAAGAATTACTCATAGACATAAAGTTAATACATCCATTGAAGGACTATTTAAGCTTGTAATGGACTTATATAAGCTTAAGACTGAGTCTCCTGATAAGTTTATGTATGATACAGTTAATATGGATGGAGAGCCAACTAAGAAGTTTGTACCTACTGTACTTGTAGTAGACTCTTGGACACAACTTCGTTCTAAAGCACTTGATATAAAAGATGAAGCGTCTAATACATTCCACGCTAGAAGAAATAATATAAACGGAATGTTTTTAGAGCAAATGAGACCATTTATGCTGGAAGCAAATATTATGCTATTTGCAATAGTACATGTGGGAGAAAAGATAGGAATAGATGTAATGTACCTGCAAAAGTCTTATTCGGTATTAAATGCTAAGGTTAATATATCAGGTGGTAAACAACTTGAGTTTGAAACTGAATTTGGAATAGTTCTTGATAAATACAAATATGAAAATGCTCAAAAGCTTGAAGATGATTTAGGACTTAAAGTTCCTAACTCTAAGACAGTTGAGTGTACAGTGTATAAGTCAAGATTTGCTATGCACGATAGTACAACTAAATTCAATATAGTATCAGACCCAAATTATGGATTTAACCCACTTATGTCTTTAATGGTAGATATGATGACAATACATTCGGTTCTTGAAGATGCAGGTTCATATAAATACCTAAAAGGAGATAAGGATAATAAGTTCTATAGAAAGGACTTCTTCCCTAAGTTTATGGAAGATAAGGACTTTAGAGCAAGAGCTTTAGAAGCTTATGCAACAAATTTTGAAAAGTATACAAAACATGTGGACAATTTAGCAGAAGTAACTAAGATGAGAAATATCTTAGATGTAGTTTTTTAGGAGTTGATGATTTTAAATGTTTCATATTACAAATACGAAGAAAGCAAAAGAACGTTTACTGAGAATACTTCTTATTACAATAATAATATTTGGAAGCATATCGTATGTAATACTTAAGTATGCTGAGAAAAGAAAAGAAGAAATGCAAAGACCTAGGTCTATAAAGGAAAGAGTAGAAGACGTTAAACTCTTCTACTCTCAAAGATTTAAAGCTGATGTTACACTATCTGCTGTAGATATAAGAGGACTTCACAATACAAGAGTTTATAAAGATACTACAGGACTTGGATTTTATGTAGAAGAAGAGCCTATATTTGCTTTAGATGTTACAGTGGAAGAAGCAAATCTTAATACATTCAGAGTAATAGTATTTAAAGATAAGATGGTTGAACTTCATAAATAACATAATTGCTTTTTATAAATACATATAATAAACATAGAAGACAGCACATAGGGTGAATGTCTTAATTTAATTTTTAAACGACTTGAGGAGGTCAAATTATGAGAAACGCAGTAAAAATGATGGCAATTATGGTATTAGGTTTAGTATTAGTAGCTTGTGGTGTTGATGTTCCAAATAATCCTAATGTGACTTATGATAGAAGTAAAGATTACTTCTCTAATCTATTTATAGATAAGATACATGTCATAGAAACAGGAGACACAATCGGAGCAAGACTTGCAGAACCAGCTGATGTAGATAAGGTTGTAACTGTAATGCAATCTGTTTATAAAGGTGTATCTGTAGGAGATACTGTTGATAGATTAGATGCTATCTATGGTAACCATTTAACAAGCATTGCGTATTATGGTGATGACATGAGATTTGGTAAACACATGTCTGTCACATTTGTATGGGGAGATGAGGAAGTGGAACTTACAGTTCCAGCATCTTATGATGATAATAATAAGTATCTAGTTATGCCTTTGCAAGTAAATGAGGATATGATGAAGAAGGCATACAAGATGGCAAAAGAAATCAACTTAACCAAGGAAGAAATGGAAGAAGAAGTTGAAGCTCAATTCTTCCAACCTACACTTCTTATCAAAAATGGTGAAGAAGGAGTAGAATATGTCGAGTTTGAAAAGGCTACTAATATCGAAGAATATATAAGCCTTACAGATAACGATATAGAAACAAATTACGAACTAGCTCATGATGATGACAAAGAATTCGTGACTGAAATTCTAGTTCGTAATCAAGGTGTGTTCTTACCATTTAATAATATGAGTGAGGATATTGATAGTCTGTCTGATGGAATATATGCGAAATTAAAAGCTGACCTTGCGAAGATAGACGCAATGGCTGGAAACAAGATAGGAGCATTCTTATCTGTCACATATTATAAACACGGAGAAGAAATAGCAACTCTATACTATGCACTAGATGAGGAGCTATTTGTAACTGAAGACATATCTCTTGAGTTCAAAAATGGTAAAACAAAGAACGGCATAGATGTTCTTCACTATGCCTTAGGGTTATAAAGATAATTGGGGTGGGCTTGTCCTACCCTTTTTATTTTTTGTATCTATATATTATTAATATAGAATAAAAGGAAAGGAGTTGGCAATATGAAAGAATTAAAGACAAAATCTTATAGAGAAGTAAAAGAGTGGGGTACAATGATAGACAGATTCAATGGTAAGGGGAATCTTATACCACATGAAGGAATGGTATCTAAAAATAGAGGTAATATGTTTTCAAATGCTTCTACACAATATCGTCCTTGTGAGTCTGGAGAAGTACCAATAGTAGACACTTTGTATTCTTATGATATACTTAAGTCTACTAAGAATAGATTTGCTGATAATGATTATGTACTTTGTAAATCTATTAAGAAGTATATTGGTGGAGTATATTGTGGTGTAACTTCTCATATTTTGTACGACCCGGTAAAAGAAATGTATCACTTTGTAGAATACCATCAGTATGAAGAAACTGGTGCTGGATATGGTGTTAAGATGCTAGATGATTTAGAAAACTACAAAGAGGGAGACGTAATACCTAAGGGTGAGACTGTGGTTAGGACAAACTCTTATGGTGATGATATGGAATACAAGTGGGGAGTAAATGCACTATCTGTACTTTCAATAGACGTGAAGTCAGTTGAAGACGCTGGACTTATATCTGAGTCTCTTGCTCAAAAGTTTGCAGGTTGGGCTTATGCTGAACATGAAGAAATCATAGATGTTGATAATGACATCTTAAAGAATGTATACGGGGACGCAACTGTATACAAACCATTTCCATCAGTAGGGGACGCGATAGAAGATGAGATACTTCTTGCAATCTCAAAGCAAAGAGGAGAATACCAAAGAATTAAAATGAACTATGGAACTAAATCTGTTAATAAGACAGATAGAAAGATATTTGCAAAAGGAGAAGTTGTAGATATTATCTGTCGTCAAAAGATGGGAGAAACTTGTCAGAATACTTATCTTGCTGCACTTATAAGAGCTACAAGAGAATACGAACAAGAAGTCTTAGAAGCTTTAAGATATTACTACGAAAATGATGAAGACGCTAGCTTCAGCTATGACTATATCGACAGATTTAACTTATACAAAACTATCTATGATAAACAAGGTGGTTTTAAATATAAAAAGATACTGTCTAAGAAAGCTGTAGTTTTAAAGATAATAACTGTAAATAGAGAAGTTCCAGTAGAAGGACAAAAGATTACAGGTAGATGTGGTAATAAGTTTACAGTATCTGATACATTTAAGACAGGTAAATATTATACAAAGGAATTTGGTAATATTGAATATCTAGGAAACTGTCTTGCATTATTTAACCGTGCTATTATGGAAGTTCCTATGGAGATGTATCAAACTTACTTATCTATGATACTTAAAAGAGCTGTAGAGCTTAAGCTTAAGCCTGAAGAAGAGTTAAAGGAAATAATACTTAAAGTTCTATCTATTATGGATAAGAGTTTATATGAAGCATACAAAGATGAATTTGAAAGTGATAATGGTTGGGAAGACTTCAAGAAAGACCCTACTATATACTGGTATCAATCAACTTATCATAGTGGAACTACAATAAAGACTTGCTATGAAGCTAGAAACTATTTAAACTCAGTTGGAATACCAGTTAAAAGAACTGCTGTTTATATGTCTACAGCACACGGAGAAAGATACTTAGGAGATGTATTCGTATCTAAGTTATTTATAACTCCACTTAAGCAAGTAGCTGGAACTCAACTGTCTTTAAGAGCAAAAGGTTCTTATGATACAAGAGGACTTGTTCTTCGTACACAAGAAGGAAGAATAAGAAATACTCCAGTTAGAAAATCATCACTTGTTGCTGACGTACAAGCAAATACATTACACCCTGATGATTTAAAATACATAAATAGTATTACTGAGCAAGAAAGTATTCAAAATGCAAATGCACTTCTAATGGCAATGGGAGTGGAACTTGTCAATCCAAATTACATAGAAGACAAGTAATGATATTTTGAGTATATATTATATATGTGTAGCAAGTAAAATTAATAAAATTTTAAGGAGGAAAAATTATGAAATTAAAAGTTAAGAAAAGTGAAGTTCTAACACAAGGAACTGGAACAGCGGCAAAAGCGGCAATGAGAGATGTAAAGGAAGCTGAAGAAGCTAAGAAGAAAGAATATGAAAAGGAAGTTGAAGAAGTGGTTTTAAAACCTATTTCGGCTGCGGAACAAAAGGCAAGACGTGATATCAAAGTTAATAAGCAAGACTTAGCTTCTTATCAAGAAACTGATAAGATGATTACTGTAACTTTTGATGGTGTACATTTGAATGATGAAGATACAGTAAGAAATGCAATGCTTAATTCATCTGAGTTATATGGGTATATTACTAAGAAAGTAAACCCTAGAAACTACCTATTTGGATGGGTTAAATATAAAGACTTTGTATTACCTACTTATGACTTAGAAGTTGTGTATGATACAAAGCATAAGAAATACCTTGCGTATTCACAAAAGTATGCAGATTATGTACCTGTGGATGAGTTACAACCAGTTGTATTAAATCATTATAGTTATGGAGAATCAGTAACTGTAAACTTTGATATCTACAAATACTTGAAGTTTGATGGAGTATTCTTCACACCGGGTACTGGACTTAAGTTTGCAACAGATGTAACAAGCTTTGGTTTAATTGATATGTCTCAATTATACTTAAGAAGAGCACAACTTGCAAAGAATATAATTGTACACTTCTTCGTTCCTGTAGAAGAAACTGAAGAAAATCAAAAGGCTATACCTTTAATAACAAACTTAACTGGATACAGAAATGACATATCAGGTGGAGTTACAGACCTTGTAAAATTCACATACGAATTTAGTCCATCTGAAACAAGTAATTTCTCAACTCAATATGTGAAAGAGTTCATAGGTGCTAGAGAGTTTGCTATCCCGCATGAACTTGTAACTCAAGCTAAAACTATCTGTAATGCGATAGAAGCAAATAACGTTACAGCTAAACAACTGGAAAAGTTAGCAGATATCTTAAAGATTAGATTTGATGCGGTAGTATCAGAAGAAATTAGACATAGTATTAAATTTAATCTGCCTGTCTTAACTGAAAAGAATAAGGCAATTTATGAAATGACAGATATGACAGAAGAAGAATACAATATGCTGGTAAACGGAATAGAAGTATCTGAAGGTATCTATGGATTTGATGAACTTGTATCAGCTTTTAAATCGGGGAATTACGACACAAAAGATGTTCAGTTCATCTTAGATAAATTCAGAGAATCAGTAAAACTTTAGAATAGACAATAATATTAAGGAGGAATAATTATGAATAATTTGAAAAAGGAAATGGAAAAGTATGTGGCAGATGGATTAAGAGATATATTAGTTTGGAATAACAATAATGAACTAATATATTTATTGGTAGCATTAATGCAGGGGAAAGCTATCATTAAAAGAAGCTATCCTGAACTAGAAACCGACATTGAGTTGGAATTTAAGAATATCAATGGTATCCCTGTCATTAAGAGATACGATGTTGTAGGTAATGAAAACTTACCTCCAACTCTTGAAAATATAGTAGTGCACCTACAAGGAGATGTAGAAACGCATGTGGAAAACTTCGTGCAAGATTTGGTAAATATTGAAAATGCTTTATATAGTGTGGTAGGACAAGCTATGCAACAAAACTTAGACTTGTCATTCTTAAGAAGTGAAGGACTTACTTATAGATACTTCACTGACCCAACAGCTGTGAATGATGATATAGGACCATTGAGAATAACTGCAATGATGATTAAGGATGAAGATGGAGATGACATCTTAATCTTCAAATACTCTACAGATAACGCAATCAATATCGCGTTTAAATCAGATATTGAAAGAACTTCACAACTATAAAGGAAATGGTGGGACTTCCCACCTTTCTTTTTTGAAAGGAGAATAAATGAAGCTGAGAAATAGAATAAGGGAAAGACTATCAATCAATTCAATAAATGAAATGGTAATAGATAGTAATAGAAGAGAGCTTAAGAATATCGTAGTTGATATTCTAAAAACCGTAACTGGGGTTAGACTTTATGGTTACAGAATGATACCTGTTAATCTTGAAGAAGACTTTAAGATGACAAATATCGACTATATGCACAAGACTAAGAATAAAGATGACATCTATATAGATATGTCAGATGATGTAATATCTTGTATGGAATGTTACTTTGTATTATCTGAAGATAAGATATCAAAGCATACAGTTGGATACGGTAAAGCAAATACAAGAAGAGAAATATCAACTCTTCCAAAGCTTGATTGGTTTGACGAAAAGTTAAGAGCTGAGATACTTACATATCCACTTGATATAGTATCACCAAATAAAGATGTGGATATATCTTTGCAATCCCTTCTTATAAGAGTTAATTTGTACATTCCGAGACTTGTTAATAATGTAATAAGACTTAATGGAAACCATTACTTCAATAAGTTCCATATACAAAATGACATAACTCTAACTAAAGAAGGGAAATTAAAATATCAACATCCAAGCTATGTATCTTATATGTATTTTGATGATAGCAAGAATACAAAGAAAACTATATTTGTAACATCAGCATTTGGAAAGGTATATAACTCACTTCTATTCTTAGAAAAAGACGAAAGCTTAACCGAAGCTCAAATAGAAAATATATTGTCTCCTATTGAAGATGATGATGACGAAGTGAAGGATTACTACAGAACTCTTATCAAAAATACAATAGAAGACTTACAGTTCTTAGATAGAGAAGACCCTGACGTTGAAAATATAAGAGATACAATATCAGGAAGAGATGTAAGAGATGCTATGTATTCATATATAATAGCACAAACATCTGATGGTAAGAATGAAGAAACTATATCGCTTCATACATCTCTAAGAAGTAAGCTTAGAAATGAGATTAAGAAAGGTCTTAAGATTACAGGAAGAAGAGCAAAGAAGCAAAACTTAGAGGATTATCGTTCTAAAGTAAATGTAGACCCAAGAACTGTATGTACTATCATTAAGAATAATAATCAATATAGTATTACAAAGTCTGCAAATGAAGTTGATATCTATAACTTCTTTGGTTATGTATCTAATATAGAAGATAGTGAAGAGTTAGAAAGAGACAGAACTTTCACGATAGCACAATTAGGTATTATAGACCCAATAGGAACTTCAACTTCAGAAAACGTGGGACTTGCCGGTGGACTTGCATTTTCAATACCTGATATACACTTATCACACAAGGAGGAATAAAGATGGAATTAGATGAAAGAGTAATGGACAAAATACTTGCTGATGTAAAGGAAATTGTAGCGGAAGCTGATGGAACTTTAAGATTCATTTTCTACTCTCCTTATTCAGAAGAAGTAGAAGACGATGAGGATACAGAAGTAGATAGTAGAATTGAAGATTTAAGAAATGTCATAATTGCTAAAGAAAACTATATTACTAAGCTTGTGACTGAAATAGAAAGACTTAGAGCTACAAATGCTAGTAATATTGCTGAAATTAAAGAATTAAAATATAAAACAATATCTGGTGATAAGAATGACTAGAAAGGAACTTATAATAAGAGCAATAGAAGCAAAGGAAGTAAAGCTTGATAATGATAATAAGTTTATGATTATCCCAAGTGAAGATAGGACTGAGGAAATCTCAGTTCCTATTGATGAATATAATTCAGCACTTATGGATTATAAGTATGGAAAGGATTATAACTTTTAGGAGGAATTATGGAAGTTAAATTAATGATAATACTGGCTATAATAGGTCTTATAGTAACTGGAGCAAACTTATTGCTTTACTTTCAAATAGAAAAACTTATTAAATTCCTTAGAGAATACAAGATAGAAAAGACAATGTCTTTAAAAGCTGACTTAGATAGATTAGAGCAAAGTCTAGCGATGTATGCCTTTATGGAAATGTCGGATAAAGAAAAGGAAGAATTTATAGCAGAAGTTAGAAAAGATATGGAGGGAAAAAATGGGAGATAAATATGTATTATTTACAAGTCTATCAGCAGTAGCAACACTAATAGCTTCAATGGCTTTATATAAAGCAAACTTAGCTAGTAAAAGAGTTGATGACTCAATAAAGAAAGCTGAGCTTGAATTTAAAGAAATTGCTGATAATATTAAAGAGGAAAGTAAAGAAGAAAAGGGAGTTGTAGATGTTATGTCTGTAGCTACTCCAGAAGAACTAGCTAAAGGAGACGCTGTAGACGCTTCAAGAACTAGAATCTGTAAAGCTATAGATGATGTGAAGATAGCAATGTTTGATGAAATAGAAAAGTTGGTTCATATCAAGAATAGACTTGAGGCTGATTTGGATAGAGACCCAAGTGATGCTATAGCTGTTGCAAAACTAGGAGAAATTAAGACTCTTATAAAGGTAGCTTCTAAATACTATGAGTTGGAGGTATAATATGCTTGAGATTGTATTGTCATATACGAAAGATATAATATTTGGTGTAGGACTTGGGTATCTTATACACGTAGTTTACAAACTTATAACTCGTACAAATAAAGACATCAATAAAGATATTGTAAAACCTGAAAGAAAGGTAATTGATGGAATGGATGAGATTAATAAGCATTACGCTTTAACTAAAATGGAAGTTATAGAAGAGAATATAGCAAAGATAGAAAGAGCTATACACACAAGTGGTTTCCCTATAATGAAAGAGCAAACTATTAATTCTTTGAAATACTATAAGGATTGGCTTACTAATAATGGCTTTGCTTCAGAGTATGTAAGCAAATATGATAGAAATATCTTAGTAAAGAAGATAGACAAATTACTAGAAAAGACAGATAAATAATATATTAATATTTGGAAGGAGTGATTTTTATGTATGGTACATTAGGTGGAATTATGTCAATAGGATTACTTGCAGTAGCAGTAGGATGGTTATTTGGAAATGTAATGGGAAAGTGGGGTCTTAAAAGAGGAGCTGAAGCTGAAAAGAAAAATCCTCAACTTTTACTTGACAGAATATCTGAGGGGGTTTTTAATACACAAAGGCTTAAACTTTTCACAAAAGAAAGCTGTGATGTTATTATAAATGATTTAAGAACAGTTAAAGTTCAAATATTTAATCATTTAAAATATATGAATGAACATCAACTGAAAGATGCAAATAAGCTATCTAAAGATATAGATGCTGAGATAGACAGACTTGAACACTACAAAGCTCATATTGTAGAAGATAGAGCTTATAAACTAGAAGAATTAAGATATTGAGGAGACATTATGATATTGAAAATATTAGACGTATTATTAACAATACTTGCAGGTTTAGTAGCTGGTATTGCTGGTGCTGTTGCGGTACTTCTAGGAGTAGATTTGATGTTTCGTGTTGCAGGTAGTTCTCTTTTTGAAGTTCTTGATGAAATTGAAAGACTTCGTAAAGAGAATGAAAAATACGAAGATTATGAAGATGATGATAATTAAGTGTGGGGTTTACTCCCCACATTTTCTTATTTTTTGTAAAACTCTCAATTAGAGTTTGTTTTTACGAAGGAGAAAATTTATGGTAAAGATTAAAAGGATAATACTTTCAAATTTTAATAGATTTATAAAAGGAACTAAAAGAACTGATATAGATATAGAGTTCCCACAAGAGTATTCTACTATAATGATAGTGGGAGATAATGGTACTGGTAAATCGACTCTTGCATCTGAGCTTAACTTACTTCCATCTCTTGGAGATGGATATGATATTCTTCAGGGTGAAACTGGAGAGAAGATAGTATATTTTACTTTTAATAATGAAGATTATAAAGTACATTATATCTATAGACCTCAAGGAGAATCTCATACTTGCGTTGCTGACCTTGCGAAGATAGAAAATGGTAAACAAGTTCAGCTTGTATCTTCTTCTTCTGTAACTGAAGTCAGAAACAGAATAAAGCAAATGATAGGACTTGATACTAAACTTGCAAAACTTACATATTTAAACTCAGAAGAAAAAGGTATAGTTAATATGAAGTCTGGTGCAAGAAGAGATTATATGCAATCCATATCACCTATTGGGGATACTAAGGACTTAGTAAAGATAATATCAGAAAAGTATATTCATGCCAAAAAGACAAGGGAAGCAAAAGAGAAAGAACTAGCAAACTTACCCAGTATTGATAGCTTACACATGGATAGAAGAAATATCAAAAATCAAATAGATGAGCTTACAAATCTTAAGAATAAGGTTAAAGCTGAAAATGTCTGTATGTCCGATGAAGAGTTAGAAGATACTATAAATAAGCTTGAGAAACTAGATAAGGATTTTAATATCGTTTGTGATATTATATCAGCAATAAATGAATACAAGATACTAGGTTCATTGGAAGCAAATGTGTCGGCTAAAGAAAGAGAGCTCACTCTTCTTGAGGGAACTATGTCAGCAACTCTTAAAAATATTTCAGAAGCTAGAGTACAACTTATACAATATGAGAATGCTCAAGATATAGATACAAGTGATTTAAAATCTATGATTGATAATCATGAATTCTTAAAGTTTACAAATGATAAAAAGTATCTTAAATCTCAAGTTGATTTAGATAGATTTGTATATTCTTATAATACGATTAAAGAGTATAAGAATAGCTTAGATGAAGTTTCTCATATTATAAGTATAGAAGATGTCTATAATGAAAAGAAGCTTGATATGGATAGTATAATCGCTTTAAATAATAAGTTATTATATAGTGTCAATATGCTTGAAATAGAAAAGGAAGAAAACTATGTTTCTCAAGACTTACTTATAGAGCCGCCTGAAACTTGTCGTGATAATGCTTGTAAATTGAGACAAGAGTTCGTAAAGATGAGAGATAGAGTCGATAGATATGAGAGTATATCTAAAAAGCTTATAGATACTAAAGAGGAGCTTAAGAAAGCTCAAGATAAACTTCAAGTTTCAAATATCTATAACGAAGCTTTAAAGACAGTAGCTCTTCTTAAGAAGACAGCAAGAGATTATGAAGATGTACTTGTGGGTATTGATTTAAAGAAAGACCAAGACGATATAGCTGAAGATATAATATATAATACTAGAGTATACTTATCTTATAAATCTATATCAGATAGATATAAAGAAGCAACGAACACGGATTTCCAAAGAATAAAGGTATCTATTGATAAATGGGAGAAAGAATATAATGAGCTTATATCTAAGTCTCAATCTATTAAAGATACTATACCTAAGGTATCTGAAGATGTTAGAAAGTCTTTATTTTTTGGAATGATAAATGCTGACCTTATAAAAGAGAAAGAAAGAATACTTCAAGAGACTTTATATCTTCGTGAGCTTATTGCTAAAGAGAAAGAAAAGAAGCAAGAAATGTTTGAACTTGAAATGAAGCTTCGTGATACTGATAGTAAAATAGACTTATTGAATGAAGATTTAAAGAAAGTGGATTTTAATATAAATCTTCATGAGTATATTGAAGAAGAACTTAGAAAAGCCACTATTGACGAAGCTGATACTGAGAAAGTAAGAGAAACTCTTATAAAGCACTTACCAGTTAAAGTTATGAGAAGAATAATACTAAATCTTAAAGAGATTACAAATTCATTTTTAGAACTTACTGACATACCCTATAGAGTTCATGATTTTGAAATAACAGCAAAGGACTTTATAATAAGAGTACAAAAGGATAACTTTGTATCTGAGGATATATCAAAGATGAGTGATGGAGAGAAAGCCATTATGGCTCTTGCTACAACTCTTGCTTTAAATAGTGTAATGATACCAAATTATAACGTCTTTATACTTGATGAAATGGATGCAACTCTATCTAAAGAGAATAAAAGAAAGTTTTTGGATATAATAGTTAATTTTGCTTCAGTTAAAGATTTACAAGTATTTGCTATATCTCATAATGAGTATTTCTCATCGACAGAAGCCGACAGCATAGGAGTCTTAGAAATGACACCAGTTGGAGATTTAAAAGTAATACCGTATCTTAATTATATATAATATAAGTGACAATAATAAAAGGGAGGAAAACAAATATGGTTTACGCAAAGTTTATTGAAAAGGATAAGAATATCATTTTCCACATAGGGAATAATAGTTTGAATTTTAAAAGAGCAAAGACAAGCGGTGGTATGACAATGGCTACCGCTGTGTCTATTGTAAATGCTATAAATAGAATGATTACTTGGGTTAAACAGAATCCACCAATGTATGAAGACCCAAATGATACGGATTATATGTATCTTATATCAAAGCTATTTACACTTGTAACTAGCTTACAACACAATACGATACAAAAGAAAGTATCGTTTATAATAGAATTCCAAAGAACTCCTGAAGGAGAAGAATGGAATGCTGTTGCTGCAAAGAAGCATTACTTTACTGAGACTTTAAATGCCTTTGCAAAAGATGAAAGAATATTAGATATTGTAGATAGATATACTTACAATATTGCAGTGGATAATATTCAAGATGGAGATATACAAGATGCAAGACTTACATCATTTGACATCTACACATTCTCAGTTCTATTCACATTCTCAAGAATATTCTACATAAGTTACCTAACTGTAATGGATAATGGAGATTATGTGTCGCAAGTTTCAGATGCTTTATTCGGAAGAAGTAATATCGAAGATGACGAAGGACTTATTGATGTAATATATCAAAATACTGTAAGAAAGCATTATTCTGAGTACATAGGGTCTTTAGATAGAAAGTTTAAAGATAGATTCATATATCAATATCTTGCACCTTATATTGATAATAAGCTAAATACAGATAAAACTATAATTGAGAAGTTCTCAGTTGTAGGAGTTAATAAGTATAGCCTGTATCAAAAGGTAGTGTATGAGATGTTTAATGGTATACATAGAATCGTACCATCACTTCCACAAGATGTAGTAAACTATACAGAAACTGGGGAAAAGAAGAATGAAGAGAAAGATGACTTTGACCCTGATGATGAAACTATGAAGCCTGAAGATAGAAAGTTCTACTTCATGAAAATAGCAAAGTATCTATCATCTACTCTTAATAATATCCTAGTAAATGTAATAAGAAACTTCAAACCACCTTATTCTATGAAAAGTGAAGGTGCTGATTTAGGTGCAGAAAAAGATGTATTTGATGCAAGAATAAATGAGAATAAAGAGAACTACTCTTATCTTGTGGATATAAAGGAAGAAGCTGTAAAAGAAGCTTTATCTCTTATAAAGTCTGATACTCTTATTATGGCTCAATCTGTAAATATCTATAAGCATAACTTAGGAAAGCTTATGATATCTTTATATCTCAATATAAGATATGCAATATCAGAACCTGTCAATATCTTAACCATGAATGAGTATAGAACTCTTATACTTCATATATTTGACTTAATCGTTGAAGACTTCCCAAAACTAGCTATGGGACTTCTAGGTAAGATATATTCATCTGTAAATAACGCACAAGTTACTTTAGATGACTTCAAAAAATATGGTGAAGATAAGATACCAGTTTATATATCAGCAAATATAGATGGAGCACTAAATGCTCTAACACATATCGTTTCTAATAAGTATCTATATGCAATAAGAATAGATAAATTGGTAAAGAGTTCTGAAGTTGTTGTAAGAGATGAGCTTTTAGAATTCTTGACAGTAGCTACAAATTATTTTAAGCATAAGGAAACTAGAGTATCAAAGCTTGAACTTCACACTATTCAAGAAGATGATATGTGGGACGAAGATGAAGTATTTGCAAATTTTAATTAGGAGGAACGTAGAAGATGAGAGATATATTTTCTATAATAAATATTAAAGATGCTTGTAGAAGAAGAGGATTACCTTATGATGTAATCCTTCCTCTTCTTTTTGGTAAGAAAAGACTTGAGAATTTAGATTTACCAATGGATGAAGTTACATCAAGAATAGCTGTACTTGTTACATATAATAAGACTGATAGAAAGGTTAGAAAGATAGAGTCTACCATAGTTATAACTCTTAATAAGGAATCTGGAAAGGTACTTGTTTATAAGAATAAATTATTCCAAGCAAAAGAAAGATACAGAGTTCCTATAGCAGACTTACCATATTTTAAGAACTTAGAATATCATATAACAAACGTGATACAAAAGAAAAAGACAGGAAAGAAAGCTTGTATGGACTATCTTAAAAATGGTGCAGAGATTGTGTGGGACGACTTTGTCGAAAGAATAAAAGTTGACTTACTCAAGAACCAAAGAAAAGATGTTAAGTATACTATGGTACTACATTATTTTAATAGAGATGATATAGCAGAATTAACTGGTCTTAAGCTTTCAGATTACTATAATGGGGAAACTGATGAAGATGATGCTTGGATACTTATTTATTATACTGTGCAAGAAAAGGTATCTTATATAAGCTATCAAGTTAATTGTAGTGATTATTTACCTAGAAAATTTATAGAAGATGTTGGTGATGCTATAAATGGACTTGCTGAGTTTGTAGAAAGTTTGGATATAACTACAAATATTGTAGATTTCATAAAAGAGGTTATGTTTGCAAATCATACAGATAGAAAGTTTATATGTCCGACATACAATAAAGATGTCAACCAATACCTTGGAGATTTATTAGATGTCCGTAATTATAATCATGCTTGGTATAATAAACTCGATAAGCTTTTAGGTATACAATATGAGGATATATTAGAAGCTTTCAAAATAGTGGGTGACTGACATGAATCCAAAGCAAAAGCTTATAGATATACTTATGAATAGATTTGATGCAAGAAGACAAGGGAATGGTGTGTGGTACACCATTTCTTGTCCATTTTGCGGAGATAGTCCGAATCCGCATACAAGACATTGTAATATAAGAGTATCTCCCACTGATAATGCTATGATAGTACATTGCTTCCAACTTAAGTGTCATGCTTCAGGTATTCTTACAAGAAAGCATTTAGTTGACATGGGAATATACGATTTAGATATATCAGAGTTTGTATCTAAGAATAAATCAGATACAGAAGCTATGATACACGAAGAAGTAAATAAAGAACTTCATCTTGATATAAATACTGATAAGAATATAAAAGTTCAAGAATATTTTTTAAGAAGAACCAATAAGAATTTAGATGATAATATGAGAAATAAATATAGAGTTATAGAAGATATTAAGTCCTTTATAGAACTCAATAAAGATAATATTTCTAAAGAAAGTATTAAAAGACTTACAGAATATATAAAGGAATACAACTATATCGGATTTCTAAATCCTACTGGAACTAATATACTTCTTCGTAATATAGAAGATAATGTAGATAAGAATAAAAGACATATCAAAGTATCATTTTTAGAGACTTCTAATGTAGCTAGATTTGTTACACATAAACCATATACTGTAGAAAAAGATAATAAGTATGAAGACGATAATACTTATATCTGTATAGCAGAAGGAGTATTTGATATTATAAATACTATGGAGTATATAATGCCTGAATGTAGTGGTATATGGTGTGCATCTCCAGTATCTGGACAGAGTGGGCTTATAAGAGATTTAACTAAATATTATCCTGATAAGCATTTCGTATATGTTGCAGATTATGACGTAGATGATAGAAAGATTAAGTCTTTTATAGAACCTATAAGATATAGAGTCAAAGATGTAGCTGTAGTTAGAAATAAACTATCTAAAGATGTAGGGGATATGTCAAGACCTATGGAGCTTTACAAATATAATTTATAGTGGTGGCATATAGCCACCACATTTATATTTTTTTTTATCCCTCTGAAGTCTCTGGAGCTGGACTTGCTGGTTTAGGTGGAGTTATCTTAGACATAAGAGCCTGCATAACCTTAGTAAATCCATCATCAATAGCTTTAAAGAAGTTTTCTTTTGTATGTATTCTAAGGTCTATATTTTCCTTAGGAATATCTCTCCAAGCAGCATTGACTCTATATCCTACTTGAACTAGCATACCTCCAAATATAATAAGTTGCTTTACATCATCATAGTTTAGCTCAGCTTTATCTGTATCCGAAAATTGCCATTCAATAGTTTGTCTTGGGTCAATATCTTTTGTAATATCAAGTACAGTCTTAGTTTCAAGAAATCTTGCTCTATCGTTTTCTCTTACTCTTTGATGATGAGACTTACCTTTTCTATCTGTCCAGTCAAAACCTACATCAAATCTTTCATCTCTCCATTTATAAGACATTTGAACTAGGTATTCGTGTAATTCATCATAAGTTGAACCTTCATACCATTCATTCTTTGTATCATTCCATCTAGGTTTTAAAAGCCAATTTGGAATAGGAATAGATACTATCTTATTTGTCATAGGGTCAAGCATTTGACCATCTTGTAAGTTGACTTGTCCTGAAGTTAATTTCTCTTCAGCTGTCATTTCTCTTATTCCTCTTCTAGTTCCATCAAGACAAGGATAATCATACCAAGTATCTGTAGCTATCATAGAATTATCCCAAGCGTCGAAGAACTGTTGAGGATTTGTATTAAAGTCTGATAATCTATATGGTTGTGTAGCTATATAGTTACCATCTTGTGAGTATATATGCGTTTTCTCTGGTGTATATTTCATTTAATCCTCCTATCTCATCGGTATTCTAATAGTTATATTAAGCCAGTAGTCATCACCTATATGCTTATCAAAACCTATAGCAAGACCTTGGAAATATCTTTGTATTAATAAGATACAAGCGTTATGTTGTGGGAACTTAGATTCAAGTGGGTTAGTACCAAATCTACCCATACCAATAACATCCGAATTTTTATCTTTACGAAGACCTTCCATATAACTATCATAATTTATAGATAAGTCATCTAAGTATTCAAGTGACCCATCTCTGTTCTTATTTCCAGTAGGCGTAGCACGGTTATTTATACCATCATATTTTGTAAGTGGTCTAACTTCTGATACATATTGATATATAACTGGGAATCCAAACTTCTTAACTCTTGTCTTTCTTTGTTGTGCCTGTTGAGAATTGTCCATAAATCTATATTCGTCCATATCAACAAAGTCAGGTTCTCTTTTAGCATCATATACAGATATTTCAGCGTGTTCAAATAATAAATCAGATTTATTTATACCATCAGGTAATTTAGTTATAAATCTTAAATAATCCATTTGACCTTCCATATATACATCTGGTACAACAAGTAAGTCCTTTGTAACCTTTAAGTTAAATCTTAATGTAAGAACATTTTCTGATTTATGCTTAAAGTTACCCTTTACATAACCTACATTTTCTATTTTATCTGTAGCTACATCTTCAAGAGTATATACAGAGTTCTTCTTAACATAAGTCAAGAAAGTATCTCTACTCATCTTTAAATCAAGCTCGCGTTTCATATTAGTCTTAGGTAGCTCTACAAGCCACTTATCTCTTAATTTTATTCTAGGTTGTCCTGCTAGGAAATACCAAGGAGATGATGTGTTTGTAATATCAGATTCTGGTAGTACCATACGAAGTTGCATTCCGCCATCATATTTACTATTTTCTCCAAGACATTTTATAACGTCGTAATTCTTTAGAGACCCAGAATAAGGAGCTGCTTGAATTGTAGCTGGTGTATCAGCTATAAATCTTATATCTGTAGGGAATATATCAACTACTGTCCATCTAGCATCTGTATACATATCATAAGGCTCATTTAAAGTTATGATACCTGTACTCGGATTAAATGTCCAGTAAGCTCTGTCGTATTGCTGTCCATCTATAAATAAGACAGGATTATAAAGTACGTCAATATTAGATTGAATAGTTATAGCGGTTCTTTGTAATATTCCTGATTGAATATGTACAGCTGTATTCTCTTGTGGAACTATAGACCCCACATGTCCAGTTCTTATGTCTTGTACAAGTTTTACAAGTTGACTAAATATATTTGCAGAAGGTATCTTTTCTACATTATTCTCAGTCATACTTTGAGTTATTTGTACTTTCTTTACATATAACTCCAAGTCTTGCATAAGTTCTTGCCACGTTTGTAATCTATCTCCATCTTTATATCTTATACCATTTAGTACCTTTTCAATAATAGCAACAGCATCAGGATATTCAGCAGCATACTTACCAAAGTTAGCACCTTTATCTAGTTTACCAGCCATATCTTCTTCTTTAATCTTTCCAGATACTTCGATAACATTAGCCCATAAACCATTAGCTATTTGTATACTATGCTCATCTTTTCTTGTCGCTTGTATCTTTCTTATATGCCATGTCTCTTCTCCACTATCATCAGCAACAGTCATAACTGTCCCTAATGGTTCATCAAGTTTTGCTATATCAGGAGTTGCAAGTTGAACTACAAGTTGTCTATTAGATAAGTCAGCTTTAGAAGCAAGTCCCTTTACAGTATAAGGCATAAGCTCAACCGGAGTATCTATATGAATTGCAAACCACATAACTCCATATTTTGAATAAGCGTATCCTAACTCTTGGTATATGAACTCAGGATAAGTAAGCTGGAATCCACCATCTACAGTTTGATTTAGATAGTACATTTCATTTGATACAAAGTTTTCATCACGAAGATTAGCCTTTGCATTTTCTGGAATCTTAATATGTCCAGCCGAATATATTGTAAGCCAGTTCTCATCTATAGGAACTACTATAGATTTAGCACGGTTTTCTAAAGTTGCAAGTTTCCACTTATTATCTGTCTTATCAAAGTAACAAGCTGACATTGGCGGTAAACCATGTCCCGGTTGATGAAATGTAAATGATACGGATTCTTCATTATTAGAAGCATTAAGTGGAACTATTAAATCTCCCGGTGTTAAACCTGAAGCAGCAAAGCTTGTCTTTGTTACTTCTCCAGTATACGGTATAAATGAACCACCATTAGGAGACTTATCACGAAGTATAAACTCTCCATCTATTTGTGTAGGTCTTACCCACACCTTTTCGTCTTTATAATAGAAAAGAACTGATAAGTCTACTTTATTACCTATATCTCTTACATAAGCATTATCCTTATCTATTCTATGATTTTTATAATCCATGTGATACCCAAGTGTATGTCTATTTACAGACTCACCATTATCCATACCTAAAACCATAGTAGTTTCAAATAAGTAGTTTGTAGGCTCAGTTGGTTTAGTAGGCTTAGTATCAGGGTTTATACAATATACTAAATCAGCAGCTTCATTTGAAGTAAACTTATCATAGTATATTTTTGTATCCTTAGCTCTTTGATTTATCTCAGTTTCCACAGATTCTATTCTTGTATCATGATTTAAAAGTTTAGCTTCTGTAGCCGTTTTAAAAGCTTTATAATCTAAGTATACATCTGTCACAGTAGTTGTAACAGGTTTACCATCAGGTGTAGTTTCTCCTGTATAAATAACACAGTTAGCTCCATCTGTAACTATACCTATCTCTTTAAATTCTGTATCATTTGTACCTTCTATAGGAACTCTAACTTTGAATAGTCCAGTCGGTATATTCTTACTAGGTATCTTCTTTGCTGTATCTATTAAGAATGAGTGAATAGCCTTAGGTTCAGTTCCTATTGCCGTTGTAGAATTTATATAATTAATTAAGTCTATATATCCTGCACCACGAAGTGGAATAAGCTCTCCTGACTTAACTTTAAGCCAAGCATATCCAGTTTCACTATCTATGACAAGTTCCCCTACCACTATATTGGATTCATCATAATTTTGATGCTTTTTATCAAGTGGTAGAAAAACCATTCTTTTTACATCGGACATAATTATTCTCCTCCTTATTTTAAGTAATTTAACTATTTAAAGTGTTTGTGACTGTTTTCATATGAACATCAAAATATACTATTTATGTGCTATTTCGTGTAAAAATAACATAGTGGTAGTTAAAAATTAATAAAATTAAAATAAAATTAGGAGGTAAATAAATATGGCAAATATATTTGCAACACTATACGGTGAAGCACAAAATGCTATGAAAGCTGGAAGTTTATATGGAAGCACTGCTGTCGGAGAAGCAACAGAAGCTGAAGTAATGGAAACTTACATTCAATATCAAGAAGCTGCTATTGGAATGGAAAGAGATGGATATTTATATGCTGAATCTACAAATGAATTAATGAATTCTAAAGGATTGTCTTTAATAGGAGCTTTCTTCTATGCAGAAGCTGAAGGTGGATTCTTCAAGAAAATAGTTAATGGACTTATCAAACTTTATGAAAAAGCAAAAGAGTTCGTTATCAAATTACTTGGAAGATTCAGAAGTAATAAACAATACAGAACTGATTTAATTTATATCGAGGATGTATTAAGAGCTGCTAAAGGTAGAACTTATACTGAAGGAGCTTCTTTAAGTGTAAGAGAAGTTAAATTAGCTGCTATTACTAATATTATAATGGGTGTATTAGGTGATGGAAAATTATTAGGAATAGACTTTGATACAGCTAATAGTACAAATGTTAAGTATCTTATAGATACAATGAAAAAGGCTATCCAAAATGCTAAAACTGATACTACAGATGCTAAAGCGGTAAAAGAAGCACTAGGAAAATTCCAAGGAACTTTAAATAATGTAGATGCTTTAACTAAAACTATCTATAAGAAAGCTATTGGAGAAGGTACAGATAAAGCTGGAGTTGACTTAAATCCAACTTCTCAAATTAAACCAGCAGAAGCTTTAGCAAAATTATGGGAAGCTACTGATAAGAAATTAACTGGTGGAGATGTTTCTAAATATGCTTCTAAAGCTTACAAAGATATTTTCACAGATGGAAAATTAAAATTTGATGATATATCTAAAGCTTTAGATGAAGGTGTTAATCAATATAAAGAAAAATTAGATGAACTTAAGCAATTATTAAGTGAAGCTGAAAGTAAAGCTCAATCATTTAATACAACTACTGATAATAATGAAAAAGCAACAGGAGATTTCGCTCAACAAATGGTGGGAGCAACAACTCAATTCTCTGGAGTAGTTGCTAATATATCTACAGCTGTTATAACTGCTTATAACTCAGCTAAAATTCAATTAGATAAGTTAATAGCATTTATGAAACCTATATGTGCTAAATTGGATGAACTTAAGAAATCATCTAACGCACCAGTAGCTGATGATAATAAAAATGAATAATAATAAGCTGAAAAACAATACTCCTTCGGGAGTATTGTTTTAAACTCCGTTTAAATTACTCTAAAACACCATTTTAGAGTAAAAATTAACAATTAGGAGGTAAATAAATATGACAAGTTTTATGGATACATATTTAGACGCACAATCTAATTTTTCAAATGATATAAATTTATATGCTGAAGGATTTAGATTTGATGAACAAGATATGGATTTTATAGAAGGACAAATAGCATTAAGAGAGATACCGATTCTTTTAGAAAAAGAAGAAATATTAAGTAGAATGAATCTATATGGAGAAGCAGCTGGTGGAATACTTGTAGGGTTGCTATCGTTTATTAAATCAGCTATAGCTTTAATGATAAAGATATTCTTAGGATTCAAAGGAATAATAATAGCGGTCGTAGTAGCTTTAATTGGTAGATTTATCATTAAGAAATTTAGAGGTGGTTCTGTATCGTATTCTGGTGGTGGAGGTGGTGGTTCTGCTAGTGTTAGTATGACATCTGGAATATCTGCGACTCCAAAACACAAACAACATGTAATTCAAGATATACTCTCTACAGCTGCAGCAATAGATAGTGTTCCTGTTTTAACAGTACAAAATATTTTACAGAATGTAGACCTTAAATCGCTAGATAAACCTACGATTGAAAAATATGTTGAGGATGTTTTAAACAGCATAAGAATAGAAGCGGATGATGGGAATACATCTGCTGTAGTTATACCTGAATCGGTAAAACCTAACCAAGTTGTAGCTGTTATAAATAAATGCTTAAGAGAAGATAAACGTCCAACTGGAGGAACTTACAGTAGTGTATTAAAATCTAGTCCATATTATATATTTGAAGGAGATGTTTTTAAAGAAATTCAAAGTATAAATAATGATAATTCTCTTAAGATGAAGCTTGAAGATTTCATTGTTGATACTGTACGTAATTTTGATTCTATGGTTACTGCAGCGTATGTAACACAAGCTGGAGTTCTAAAAGCATTAACTGCATATTCGGGAAGTGCTATTGAGGAAGATTATTTTAAAATGATAATCGATGAAATGAAAAATCAGATTGGAGATACATTCCCAGATTTAGTCAAAATAGCAGGTAAGGACATTGATGTAGAATATGATGCAAAAGAAGACCCTGATGAATACTACGCGTATTTAATGAAAAAGATGACTAATAGATGTAAACCGACGGTGGCAAGTGGGTACATTAAGATATCAGATGCTTTAACTAAAATAGATAAGTTTAAAACTGCAACAAGTATAGATGATGCTGAAATGAATATTGTTAGTCTAGCAACTGATGACAAGGGAACTCTTATTGGAGTATCTTATGGAAAAACTAAAACTAAGTATGTTGAATATAGTTTATTGACAAGATTCCAAAAAATCTTTGGAGACAATAAACCAGATATGAATAGAATGAAATCTATATTAAATAAATTGACAGAATTGGGAAATTATATACAAAAGAGTATATCTAAATATAATGTAACCTCATCTGAAAATAAAGTATGGAATACAGATTCATCTAAGAAAGCTATAAATATATCACTTGCTATGACAGCCTGTGTTGCACATTCTGTAAATATACTATCTTTCCTTCTTAAGAATAGTATAAATCCTATAAATAAAATCATAGAAGAAGATGTCACATTTATATCTGTATGTGAAGGTATAAAGGCTAAAATGTTAGAAAAATAAATTTATATCCTCTCCGTTTGGAGAGGATATAAATTTATATTTCAACTGTATTATCACTTTGCATAAATGCGTTAAATGCAGAGTCTGCTACTACGTTATATATGACGATTCCTAAATCATACATAAGTTCTTCATATACTTTACTCTGTGTATTGTTAATAGCTGCTGGTCCTAGCATTACAGACTGATTTACTATAGTTAGTATATTTATAGAAAACTCTTGTACTTTCTTTATGAAAGCTTGATGTTTCTTAAGCTCTTCATCTTGCTTAGACATATCTATCTTATCGAAAGTGTCTTTTAGTTTTTTACTATTTTCGGTTAGAACGTTGATTGATTTCTTTAGTCTTTCAGGGCTATAACCATCGTCATAATTTCCGATAGCATTTTGTGTATATGATAGTATTTCTATCCATGTATACTTTTCTTCAATATCATCATATACAATATCGTATACAGGAACTCCTATAAGCTTTTTATTTTTAACAACTTTCAATGCAGGATTTGATACTTGTTCGGTTTTTAAACTAGCATAGAATTTACTCATATTATTATAAGCATCTATAGATTTAAGTTTAAATTTACAACCATCTAAAACTTGCATAAGCTTTGCTTCACTATTTGTATCAGCGTTATCTACAAACATGCTCATGTATCTTTTACCTAATTCCCCTACACTATCTTTTGCTCTCTTTGGTAAGTGGTCAACTGTCTCTTCGACCATTCTCTTGTAATCTGCCTGCAATTTAGGACTATCTCCACCATTTATCATATACATTACATGAAATTGCGATATAAGTGATATTGCTATAAAGCTATCACAATTTAAGATTACATCTCCAGAAAATTCACCAAGAGATTTAGTCTTAGCGTCATTAAATGCAGACTTCCTTAATTTATCATCATATTTAATTCTGTAGAAAGGTTGTTTAGATATAAAGTCTTTATAAGAGTTACCTCTTAATGATACCCCACTTGTTATACACTTTTCTAAGCATTTAGATAAGAAATCTCCATACTTCTCTTTTGTAGCAAATGCTCCGATATTACGGTCATCTATTCCAAAAGAAATAGCACTCTCTATCATTTCTAAATATTCCTTTGGCGGTTTATCCCATTCTTTTATATCCCAACGTACATTTGTCTTTTTACTTATCTTAATACAATCTTTTATAATCATATCAGAAAACTTATCATATCCGTCTACACCACGAATAAACTCAGTGATATTCTTAGTTTTATATTTCTTAGCTTCGTTAAGGATTTTACTACGTAGAGATTTATCTTCAGCAGCTTGGACTCTTTCTACAGTTACATTGGTAGTAGAGCTAGATGAAGACGATGAACCTCCACCACCTCCACCGCCAGCTGTATCTATATTATCTTTCTTAAAAGCACCTTTTAATTTCTTAAGTAGCCACATTATAAATAGAAGTCCTGCTCCTAATATTGCAGCTTTAAGTCCAATAATGATTTTCATAAGTAAAAGAATAGCACCAACTATAAATGCTCCTACAGCTTTTACATATGTACTAACTTCAGCATACAGTGTATGTCTTTCTTTAATGTAATGTAAGTCTATAAAGTTATTAGCTTCATATATAGCAAGACTACATTCACAATACTGTCTATATATTTCATTGTGGTTGATATCGTTTTCTGGTTCATCTATCTTTTCATGATACTTCTGTGCATCAAGATATAAGTCCATAAAATTCATAATATCACCTCTTAGTTATTCATCTTCTTACCTAACGATAATACCAACTTTGCATTAAAGCTTGTGAATATTTGCTTTACGTCTGATTCTAAAGTTTCGACTTTCTTACCTTTGTCTTCTATGCTCTTTTTAAGTTCAGCATTATTCTTTAATTGAGACTCTAAGAAAGATTTAGCATAACATGCTCTATCCCACATGATATGGATATAGTTTGCTCTATATATACAAGCCATTATAAATGGTAGAGATATACAAGCATTATCTACACGAATGATAGCGTTCATTAGATTTCCGACATTTCCTGTAACTTGCTTTAATATTTGCGAAGCATTAGCTATAACACCTTTAGCTATAGCAGATGAGCTTTTGGTATTTCCTTCTCTTAGATTTTTGAAATCATCTTTTTTACCTTTACCTTCATAAGTTTCTTTAATTGCACTTAAACTTTTTACACTCTCTCTTAATATATCCTTCGCTACAACTTCGTATGTCTTATAACCATTAGAGTCAAATCCGCTACCAGCTGTAATCTTATATGTTAAACTAGATAGAGGAACTCCACCTTTAACTTCTACAGTAGTTAAGTTCTTACCAACTATGTCACCATCTTTAAACATAGTCCCCTTAAGAACATTTCCATTTGACTCGAAGTTTTCAGGTTTAAAATCTGAATATTTAGTGACAGCTGTTATTGCACTGACAGCTGAAATAAAGTCCTCTTTCTTTAAAATTCCAGTTAAGTTAGATTCTCCAAAAGAATATATATAATACACAGAAACTAACGGTATTAGGTGTTTAATTGGTATTCCGTATAGTTTATCATCATCTTTCACGAATGTTGTAAGTCCATTATCAACACCTTGAGAATAATTATTCATGTGAGACGGAGCCAGTAAATCGCTGTATAATTTTGCTAATTCGTCTGATACTTCTTTATCATTTGCGGCTTTATCTAAGTTCTCAAGAGAAGATAATGTACGGCTTCCGCAAGACATTGTGTTTTCTATAACTTTAGTAGCACTATTAAGAATAGCGATAAGAGATTTTAAATCATCTTCTTTATCTGCTGTAGGTACTTCAAACTTTACTGATATATTACTATGTACTTTAGCTTTATCATAATATGAAGTCCCAGTAAATCCCATCATATTTAAAGATTTCGGATTTACACTTTCTAAACTATTTTTGTTATCAAAAAACTTTAAGTTCTTAGTTTCTTCTATTATATTACTTAAGACATTTTTAAGTCCAGTTCCACTTACTTTATCATCTCCCAAGAATCTTTCAAAGGCATCATAAGTATCTATGCTACTTTGATTATAAAGACTTGGTAGATTAACACCATCAACGGTTGATATTTTTTCTCTACTTATATCATGTGGAGTCTTTATATATGCTATAGTCGAATTAAGTAGATGTCCTAGTTCTTTTAAAACTGTCCAACCTTCTCCTTTGTCTATAGGACTATTAGAGCTAGAAGAACCTTCAGTTCTTTCAGAACTTCCTCCACCAGAACCCGCACCACCAGAGTTATTAGCTTTATTCATTTTAAATCCGAAAGGTTTTGCTAGTATTTCTAAGACTTTTCTACATACATTCTTTATGAAATCTATAATAGCTTTCCAGAACTTTTTAAACATAGCCCATATTCTTTTAAAGAATCCTTGTTTAGCTCCATCGTCATCTGATTCACCATATAATACAGTGTCGTCATTGAACCCACGAACTAAATCGAAGAATAAGTTGTCTATATAATTTGATGCTACTACAAGCTCAGCTTCAGCGTATGCAAATTCGTCAACTTCAGCTTGGTATAGACCATCGTATAAGATTAAATTATCCATTTAATTTCCTCCTTATGTTATTAAATTAATTAACTAAAGGGGTGTTTTTGGGGGTAACGAACACCTTTATAGATATTTCACAAATAAAGGAGGTGTCTTTAGTTGGGTAATTTATACGATAAAACCGTAGACACAACCAATAAACTTCTAGCAAATCAGAATAGGGGTTATTACAAAAATAATATAAGAAGAATGGAATCAAAACCTATTTTCTGTACATATTATAATATATCAAATGCTGACTCTACTGTATCAAAAGGTATGGGACAAGTAAATGATTTTATATCAGAAAAATCTCCTGTTAGATATAGTAAGATTAACAACGTACCAATATATGCCTTTAAAGAATTTAATAGGGAAACTAGAAAGACAGATATTAAAGGAATAACCATAGAGCTTGATAATGAAGGGCTTATACCTTCATCATTTAATCCGCTTACTGGAGACTTCCTTATAATAGCTATACCTTCTGGACCTACTTTATTATTTAAGGTTACAGTAGCTGACCCTACAAATGTACTACAAGACCCACACTATAGACTTAGGTATACATACTATGCTGCTTTACAAAAAGAGCCAGAAAAGTTTACACAACTTGATAAGCAGTGTGTAAATGAGTATGATTTTGTACTTACAAATGTTGGAGATAATAAAGCTTCACTTTTAGATATAGGTACTATAGCGTATATAAAAAGATTAGTTGCTGTATTTAGTAAACTTAATAGAGAGTATTTAGAAATCTTTTATGATGATACAAATAACTTACTTCTGCATTCACATGTATGTGAGGATAATCCTGAGCATCCAATAGATATGATTTATTATTCTCCACTTGTAGTTGAATTTCAAAGAAGACTTCGTCCTATAATGTATGAGTTTACAAAGACTTATTCTCAAGAGCTTATACTAACTCATGAGGATATGACACCTTTTTCTTTTGAAGATTCTATGTATGCTGATTTGATATATGATGATTTAACTTCTTTTTTAGGTTTATTTATGAGATTTAAACCTGAGTATTTCGATGAAGATGGAAAGTATTTAACTCTCATGAAGTGGTTTCCTACCGATAGGTATATGACTGCTCTTAACATCTATAAGCGTCCCGATACGGTTGTTATGTGTGTTGGACTACCGTCTGATAAGACAGCTGAGTACATTATTAAAAACTCAAATAACAAACCGTCAAATGTTAGAAAATCTGAGATAGATAATTTCAAGAAAGCATTTGAAAAGAAGCTAGACGCTAATAGCTCTATTATTGCACATATTCAAGACATAATAGAAAATCCAAAAGAGATACTGGATATATGTAATGAAATAGTTATAGAAAATACTTTGGAATATTATATGCTTATGCCTATAGTATTATACTTATTAAGAAATGCAATAGAAGGGTCTCAACGTGACCCATCATATTTACTAGATGACGCTATGGAGGTTTAATATGGATTTTATAATGGCTTTTATAACTATTCCTGAAATAGTTCATTGTATGGATATAGGACTTTATAGAGATAATAAAGATACTATAGCAATAATAGAACATCAGGAAAAAGAACCAGAATATCAATTATAATAAATTAGGAGGTAAATAATAGATATGAATAATACAAATATGTATCAGTTGCTAATAACTGCAACTAATAAAGAACACAGTAACCTTAAAACGTTTGGTTATGGACTTAACTATCCTATTCCAATAGTAAATCCTGTGTGGGTTGGAATGGACAAAATAATCGCTGCACAAGCAAGTGGTAAACTTGATATAATGATACACAATGTTGACCCACCTGTACTTCTTACACCTGAATTATTCGCAAAGTTTACAGAGCTTGGATATGTTGATGAAGAAGTAGTTGCTGAAACTCCTCATTCTGAAGAAGAAGGAGAAGGAACTCATGAAGGAAACCCTGAAGATAATTCTCATACTGAAGAAGCTCATGAAACTCATGAAGAAGAAAATCATATTACAGGTGGAATAAGTGAGTCTGAAGTAGTACCACCTACACCAACTGTACCAGCTACAGAAACTGAAACAGCACCAGCTGCTCCTGAACCTGAAGCTGAAGCTCCTTCACAAGTTGACTTCAGAGTTAAATTCGTTCCTACTGGAGCTTACAGAGCTGGTAAAAAGTTATTTGAAAATACAGACGCTATGGGATATGAAACTGGAGACCAAGATGTAGCTATACTTGTACAAGTAACTGGTTTAAAAGATACAAACGGAAATATAACTGAAGATAAGATTAAAGTTTTAGCAGGTAACCCATATTCTGCAGACGGATTAAGATTCCCTGTAGAACTTACGATGCAAAACGATAAACCATTCTTCTCTAAAAATTCTAAAGGAATCATTACATTTATAGCTGCTTATAGTGTAACTGACTTAAATGGAATTAATAATATGGGTGTAGCATTACAAGTTAATGGTGAACAAGTTGGTTATGCTTCAATATATAAACATGCTGAAGCAGAAGACCATCTATAATAAATAATAATGACAGGAGGGAGTTATAATGTCAAATGGAAAGTCGCCATTCTCGGCTTTAGCAGACCATGTCGGTACTATACTTACAACTCTTTTATCGGCTTCGGTAATCGGTGTTATATCTATCGCTATAACTGTCTATCAACAAGCTATCGAGGTTAATCATATTAATGAATCTATCCACGATATGCACGTTACGTTAGAAGAGTTAAAGCATAGAAGTGTGAGTGCTGATGTTCGTCTATCTGTCATGGAAGACTCAGTTAAAAAACTCCAATCCGATATGGAAGATGTGAAGTACAGAGAGTACAGAAATCTTAAGTAAACTGCATAAAATGGTATAAATAAACATATTTTTAGATGTAAAAAATTAAAAATAAATTAGGAGGTAAACATAAATGGCTTGGGAAAAAATAGGAGAACACTCAATCGGATTCGATATGTTCCATAAACCAAAATTATATGGTGAAGCTGAAGTTGCAGCTGATGCAGCTGATGGTGCAGACGCTGTTGTAACTGCTGATGGTAATTCTGACGTAGATGTTACAGTTGAAGGAGATGAAGCTCCTGCAATAAATGTAGAAATACCTGTAACTGAAGACACAGGAGAAATCGAAAAAGTTGAAGTTGCTGTTCAATACGCTGAAAAATGCTCAAGATATGCTGAAAGCTTAATTGAAAGCTTAGAAGCTGGAGCTACTGCTGTTATCCAAGACGGACAAGTTCAAGTAGGAGCTACTGAAATAATGCCTGAATCTGAAGAAAAATCAGATGGGGAAGTTACTTTAGGAGATATGAATGAAAACAGAATTGAACCTGAAGCAACTGTTATCGAATCAGATAACGCTACAATGGATGACTAATAATATCTTGTACTGCCTACGGGCAGTACATCTTATTTTCTCTTATTTTTAGAAGCAGTATAATAAAGGAGGGTGATAGTATGCTTACAGTAAATGAGCTTATAAAATATGCTATTGATATAATAGACATAGATAAGTCGTATGAAGAAGCCTGTAGATACGATTATGATACACAAGATGAGCTTTTAGATGAAATACACGCTATTAAAAGAAAGCTTCTTGATGATTGGTATGAAAGATTTAATGGTAATAAGACTTTAGCACTGTTTACACTGAATCACATTTATGATGTGTATTTTGAACAAGGTGGAGATGACAGCGTTTCTATAGAAAAGTATATATGGAATGATAAAGCAAGACAGTGTAAAGACTTTATGTATGAGTTGCAGACAAGGTTACTATCTAATTTAGGTTGGGTATCTTTATAGGAGGAGATAATATGAAATTAAGTTTAGAAGAAGTTGAAAAATATGCTGAAGAAGTAATAGGACTAGCTGATAGCGTGTGCACGGTTAAAAACGAAAATGAAGTCGATTGTAAAAGAGCGTCTGAAATCAAACGTGTGATTTATGATGACTGGTGTAGTAGATTTGAAAGCTTAGCACTAGCTAAGTATACACTAAGAGGAATTATAGCTCACAAAGATGAGTATTGGGAAGACGATACAACTTACTTAGAAGAGGTATTAAAATACAGAAAGGATGATACTCTATATGAATTAGAAGCTACTATACTCGCTGTACTAAATTACACAAATGATGATATAAAATATTATTAAAGGAGAGTTAATATGAAAGATAATGTTAAATATACTGCGAAATGTGAGCTATATGAAGAAACTGATAAGGAGTTTAAGTTTAATGTATTCTTAAATGAAACTGGAGTAATAGCATTCTCACATGGACTTATTGTTTTAGAGGTAACTTATGATAGAATAACAAATAAGCATTCTATCAAATTATATCATCATGAAGATGATAGTTTGCTTGTGAGTTCTGAAGTTGTAGGAACTGTAGGACCTGCTATAGATTACTATATAAAATATCTACTAGCTGGTAATAGAGGAGCTACAGAGACTTATAGAAACTATATTGATGATATGGGAGAATACTTCATAGCTTGGGTAAATACAAGAATAGAGAGTGTAAATGCTAGTGATACTGTAGTTGATATGATTAATTAAATGTAAATATTGGGGTGGGAGTTTCTCCTACCTCGTTTTTTTTTTCAATTATATATAATAAACATAGAAGACAGGAATAAACTCAAATGGTGAGAGTTCCAATGTCTAAATTTAGTTTAAGACTCGGGAGGTCGATAGTTATGCTATTAAATTATGAATTAAAAGATGTGGATGTTGTGGTAGAGTTAATGTTAAAACCTTTTAAAGGTGCTACATTTACGACAGGAAGATATGGGAAAAATTTTGGAGGACAATCGTTCTCTGAAAGATTTAAGGAAAATTTAAAATTAAGACTTACAGAAGAAAAGGAATCGGATGTTCCGGTTACATTACTGGAAGTTCTATCTGATGTATTTAATGACAGTTTATTACCTGAATAAAAAATATTAGTGGGGTTTCGGCTCCACTTTTATTTTTTTTTTTCTACTATCCTAATTGCTTTTTTCTAATATATATTATTAACATAGATGACAAGATATATTTCGATGTCATAATTTATATCAAAGGAGGTACTATTATGGTGCAAGTAAGAGAAGAAGTAATACTTAAAGGAAGAAGGTTTTTAAGTTTCTATCACAATAACCCAGAGTTATTACCTGATGAGTACTTTGAATTAAATGGGGAAAAGTTTGTAGATGAAGTGTATACTGATTGGAGTATACTTTTTACAACTATTATGGTTAAGCCATCTCTAAGGCAGTCATTTGCAGAAGCTCTAATAAAAGGAAGATTCAAGAAAGATGAAGTTATAACTCTTTCTGAATATGATGAACTTGTAAATGATTATAAAGATGCACACAATAAATCTGAAGAAGATTATATGCTTTATTATTCATATCTTCTTGCAGGTCTTGTGACTATCTGTGGTAATTGTTTAGAAGTATACATGGGAGATGATAGTAATGATAACTAAAAGATTACAAGAAAGACTTATTAGTTTATACCCTTTTAAAAGGGGTAGTATTTCAGCCACTGATGAAGATATGATTCTTCTAAAGAAATTGTGGTATGATTACTTTGAAAACGATGTCTTCGCAAGAGAAGCCCGTAGAGCCGTTGTAGGCTATGCTACAGGCTATGCAGCACAATCGTCTAACTACATTAACCTAATTAGCAAGGAGCAGTTAAAAGACGTCATAGAGCTTTATAATAAGCATCTGAATGAACTTGAAGAATGCTGTAAGTTAGAAGTTCATAATGAGAAAGTAAATAAGAATTATGGACAATCAAAGCTTGAGCTGTATGCTGTGGCTTCAATGATAGCAGACTATGTCTGTGATGATAATAAGCCAATATGTAAATCGTCTATGCCACTACTGTCTAAGTATCAAAAGGATTATTTACTTGAAGTATTCGCAGACAATAAAGACTTAGCATACGATAGGTCAGTAAATGCAATCACTAGATTCACTTCAGAATTTACTGATAAAGCAAAAGATGGCTTTGATGTAGATTTTGTAGCAAAGCTTATGAATGTATTTTATTTTGATACACAATACTCTACACATTCTACAAGAGAGATACAAGCTATGATTGATTTATGTGATGATTGGATAGCTTGTTATGTTCCTAGAATACTTGTAGCAAGTTATACAAGAGCACTTAGAAATACACTGGAAAGAGCTAAGGGGGAAATGTAATGGATAAGGAAGCTTTAGTAGAAAGAAAGAATATAGGTGATAAACTAGAAATTCGCATATCTGTAAGAGAAAGATATATTGAAGATGGTATATCATTTTATAAGAATCATAAAGAGATACTACTTATCTATATATTAGATAATAAAATAGATTATAAGTTTGGTAAAGATTACGATGAAAACTTAGCTGCTATGTTACTGCAAAATAAATATGTAGTAGACGCTATAGATGAAGTTCGTAATGGTGATGGTCTGTTATGTGGCAAAGCTGTTATTTATCACACAGACATATACTATCTTGTAAATAATATATTTAATAACGTAAAGAAAGGAGAATGATGTAAATTGAAGGAAGTATTCAATGTAGAAATGAAGAAGTCAAAAGAGTTTGAAGACGGTAAGCTTGATTCTATAAAGATAGAAGCTAGTATCTCACGACGTTTAGAGTTTGACGAAAGCAAGGAGTTATTCGTTGGCTTAAATAAAGAAGAGAGTAGCCAATCTTTAGGACTGGTCATCATTGAAAGGTATAACCTCAGTGAAGATGATATGCTATGTGACAAAGCTTACAGAATTGATATTGTTCCATACTATAAAGCTGAGCAAAATCTTTATAGATTTTTAAATGGTAGAATAGTATTTGAACGCATCATAAAGGAAATGGTAGAACTTATGGGAAGAGTGGATAAGACAACGTCCACTATGTTATTTGATTTCGATTGCAATATAGACAATATAAAGGCTAAATTAGTACAAGCAATGGAAATTGAAGCGGAAAAAGAATTGAAGAAATTTGCAAGAGACAGATTCTTCAATAAGGAAGAAGTAATAGTTAATAAATACAAAGGAGCTGATGAGTAATGTTAGAAAGAAAGATAGTTGATGGAAAGTATGTAATGGAAGTATTAAATGCTGTTAGTAGAGGTTCAGATAATGAAGATTTAAGTGATGCTTGTAATGAAGCATTTCAAGAATTAGAATCACATTTTGTGAGAAATGTTTGTGGTGGTTCTGAACAAATCGCTTGGGATTTCGTGGACGCTTTAGCTTATGAAGCTACTGTTGGAAAACCATACGATATGAATTTTATCGTAGGACTTGCACATGCTGCAACTGTATCACAAGATGATAAGTTCTATCTTAAATATATGGGAGTATTGCTTTCATTATATGAAAGAATAAATACAGATGTATTGGTTGCAAATAACCAATATAGAATGCACGATAATACTGTCGGTGCATTAACATCAAACTACAATGAAGTTACTGTAACTTATGCTTTATGGGTATATCAACAAGCTAAAGATGTATTCTCAGGATTTATAAATACTAATGTGATATCTGCTGATGACGCAGCTGCAATACTGTTTAGATATTATCAATCTCAAAATACAGCAGGACTAGGTATTGAGCATGTCATAAGACAAGCACTAGCTGATGGTGACCATATTAAGGCTTTGGTGTACTTAATTATAGTATGTAAAGCTAATGCTTCAGAAGCATTGAAATACCTAGAAGGTATTAGACTATATTCTATGTAATAAAAATGGGGTGAGGCTTGTCCCTACCTCGTTTTTTTTTCAATTATATATAATAAACATAGAAGACAGGAATAAACTTACAAGGGTAAGAGTTCCAATGTCTAAATTTAAGACTGGGAGGTCGAACGATTATGAGAAAATCAAATTTTGGAAATGTGGAAAATGTTAATGCTATAGCTGTTATATTCGCTAGTTGTAAATTGGTAAAAGAAGAATATGAAGAAGTTAAACCGTCTGCGTACGGATTTGAGTTCTGGGACGGATGGGATTTGATTAATGGTTTATACATTAGTCCATCTATAGAACAAATCAATCAAGAGTTTAATGCTAGACTTCTTGAAGCTGATAAAGAGTTTCAAGAAAGAAAAGATGTTGCAGATAAAACATACTTGAAAATAGACTTTTATCTTGATATTCATAACAATCCAGTTTATTACGGTATCAGTGTTAAATTTGAAAAAGGTCAAAAACCTATTGTTGATTATAATAATAGAGGTCTTATAGACCCAAATATTGACCAAGATACAATAGACAAAATCGCTAAATACATGGTAGCGAATAGTCTAACTACCGAAGAATAAAATATTGGAGGGGTTATTCCTCTCCTTTATTTTTTTTTTTACGTTCCTAACGATTTATATATTTAATTATA